AACCTATCGAAGCAATAGGAGGGGGCATATTAAGTTATTTTGACGAATTAAAGGATATGCTTGGTAAGAATAAGAAGAAAAAAGGTATTGAGGTTGGTAAAGGCATTATGGATGCGGCTACAGGGGTTAAGTCAGCATTTGAACAAAAAATGAACTGGTTGGGGAATAATCCTAATGCGTCTAATTATCAATTACAACTTCTAGGAATAACACCTGAAGTCCAATCAGCATTTCAACAAAAGATGCAATGGCTACAGAACAATCCTAACGCAACTGAGCAAGAATTAGGGATTCTAGGTATAGGTTCTAGGGGATTAGCCACAGCCGCTGAACAAGACTGGTTAAAAAATGTTATGTCAGGAAGTAAAGTAAATATGTTTGCTCCCCAAGAAGAATATAGCGAACAGGTGATGAAAATGTTGGTTAATAAAGCAACACAAGCAGGACTTCAGCCGGGAACACCTGCATTCAGAGATTTTATAATGAATAGTGGTGGTAGCGATATAGGTTCTAGGGGATTAGCCACAGCCGCTGAAAGAGACTTCTTAGCAGATTCTTTTGTTGGTGGGAGTCAGAATAAACTTCTAGATAATTGGCAGGGCAAAGCAACAGCACAAGCAAGTGACACGAATCAGCAGATGTTTGAAAACAAGTTGAACCAACTAGACCAAGGACAATTAGACCAAGTGATGAAAGTAATGAGTCCAATGACTACTGAACAAAAGGAACGCTTTGTGAATGATGTTATAAATGGACAAGTATCACTTACTGGTTATGGCATACAAGATGAAGCACAGCCGGGTGAACTGACACCGAATTTTGCAGGACAAGGAATACAATACAATACAGGTACAACTTTACCGAACTTAGGATTCGCAGGGTACTAATATGGCACTCACTACATACACCGAACTCAAAGCGAGTATCGCTGACTTCCTCAACAGGGACGATTTAACATCTGTCATACCTGATTTCATAACCTTGGCAGAGTCTCAAATCAACAGAGATGTACGTCATTGGAGGATGGAAGCTCGTGCAAGTGGTCAACAGGATGCCGCTGATGAATATATACAGATACCTTCCGATTGGATAGAAACGATAAGGTTGCACATAACGGACAACACGACATCTGTGGTCAACATGATTTCACGAGATGCAATGGCAGACAAACGACAGAAAGCTTTGGATGCTTCAGGAACACCAATTTATTACACACACGCAGATGCACAGTTTCAACTGTATCCAACACCATCTGCTGAAACGAATTTTGAGTTGCTCTACTACCAGAAGACAACAGCTTTAAGTGGTAGCAACGCAGATAACTGGCTTTTGACAGAAGCACCTGATGTATACCTCTACGGAGCATTGATACATTCAGCACCTTATCTGGCAGAAGACGAAAGGGTAGCTATTTGGGCACAGATGTATAGTGCAGCAGTAGCTAGATTAAATGAAGCTTCTGAACTAGCTCAGTATAGTGGTTCAGGGTTGAGACTTAAAATAAGAGGATTAGGATAATGTCATTTACTAATTTTTTAGAGACAGAAATACTAGACCATGTGTTCGCAGGTGCAGCTTATACAGCACCTTCAACCAAGTATATAGGACTTTTCACATCAGCTCCTGGCGAGGCAGGTGGTGGAACAGAGGTATCAGGTACAGGCTATGCAAGACAGGCTATGGCATTTAGCACTTCTGGAGACACAACCAGTAATTCAGGTGCTGTTGAATTTCCTACAGCAGGTGCTTCTTGGGGTACGATAACTCATGTGGGTATATTCGATGCATCGACTTCAGGCAACTTAATGGTTTACGCAACATTGACAGCCAGTAAGGCAATCACAACAGGTGATGTATTTCGTGTTCCTTCGGGTGATTTAGATATTACATTGAACTAGGATTAATCTCACATGGCGAGATATAGTCAAGATTCGTATGGGCAAGATAGGTATGGTTCTACCTATCAACCCTTCTCAGCAACAGTTACAGCAACTGTTGGAGCGACTTGTGTACGAGTCCAAAGTTCAGGAGCATTAGCTGCTGGAGCGACTGTTGTAGTTACAGAAGCGTTCTCAACAGTTAGAGGAGCAGGTGCGTTTAGTTCTACAGTCACGACAACCTGTGCAGGTCAGTTAGTACGAGAAGCAGATGCAGCACTAACTTCAACCAGTACCATAACAGGTGCATGTGAACGTGTACGATTGGCTAGTGCTACACCACTCGTCAGCTCTTCTATAGCAATCTCTGTAGAACGAGTGATGGAATTTAGTGCAACAATGACCTCGACTACGACAATAACAGCGAAAGGTGGTTATGTGAGATTAGGAGCAGGTACGATGACATCAACAGCAAGTGTAATAGCAGCAGGAAGACTCAAGTGGACACCTATAGCAGAGGGTTCAGAAGTATGGACACCAATAGTCAACGATTCAGTAACATGGACACAAATAGCGGCATAATATTATGGCATTAATACCACTACAATTACCACCGGGTGTTCATAGAAATGGCACAGATTTCGAGTCATCGAATAGATGGAGAGATGCTAATTTGGTCAGATGGAACGATGGTTCAATGCGACCTGTAGGTGGTTGGGATACAAGAAAAGCATCTGCAACAGCATCAGTTCCAAGAGCATTACATGCTTGGGTGGACAATAGCAATGCTTCAGCATTGGCTGCTGGAACACATGACAAACTCATTTACATCAATGCATCAGGCACACTTTCAGATATTACACCTTCAGGACTCACATCAGGAGATGTGGATGCTACAATAAATACTGCCTATGGTGGTGGTTTCTGGGGATTAGGATTTTATGGAACTACTCGACCAAGTACAGGAGTCTATCAGGAAGCGACAACTTGGGCATTGGACAACTGGGGGCAATATCTTCTAGCGTGTTCATCCAAGGATGGCAAGATTTACGAGTGGCAACTCGATACAGGAGTTCTTCCAACAGCATTAACCAATGCACCAGTAAGCAATAATTCCATGTTGGTGACTGAAGAGAGATTCGTATTCGCCCTCGGAGCAGGCGGTAATCCTCGAAAGGTTCAATGGTGCGATAAGGAAGCAAACACAGTTTGGTCACCTTTAGCGACAAACGAAGCAGGTGATTTCGAGTTGCAGACAGCAGGACAGATTATGTGTGGTGTCAGAATGAGAGGAACAACATTGATTCTGACAGATACAGATGCCCATATAGCTACTTATAGCGGGCCGCCATTCGTGTATGGATTCGAGAGAGTAGGAACAGCATGTGGTGTAGCATCGAGAAAAGGTGCAATAGCTATTGACGAGGGTGCATTTTGGATAGGTGCAAACGGATTCTTCATGTTTGATGGTTCAGTTGCTAAAGAATTAAAGTGCGATGTTAGTGATTATATCTTCAGGGACATATCTAGCAGTCAAATCAGCAAGGCATACGCTATCCACAACTCACAACATAGTGAGATATGGTGGTTCTATACATCAGAAGGCTCTACAGAGAACGATAAATACGTTGCCTATGACTACAAGGAAGGACATTGGTCGGTTGGTGAATTAGACAGAACAGCAGGTGTGGATAGAGGTGTATTCGATTTCCCTATATGGGCAGATGCAGGTGGCGATTTATTCAACCACGAATATGGATTAGACCATGGCTCTGCGACACCATTTGCTGAGTCAGGTTCGATAAGCCTTGGCAATGGTGACCAGATTATGAAAGTAACTAATCTTATACCTGACGAACTGACACAGGGAGATGTCAAGGTTACCTTTAAGACGAGATTCTATCCAAACGATACTGAATCTACACATGGATCGTACTCTATGGCTAATCCTACACCTGTCAGATTTTCAGGTAGACAGATAAGAATGAGAGTGGAGAGCAACAAACTTGCAGATTGGAGAACAGGTGTGATGCGAATAGAAGCAAAGGTAGGGGGTAAACGATGAGTGGACAAATACCACCAGCACCATTAGGAGACAAGTGGAATATATGGGGAGAACGTATAAACAAATTTATTGTCAATACTCGTAACAAATTAGAATTTAAAGACTCTGATTCTAAAGCTTCTGAAAATGGAATATTGATGTGGGATGAAGCTGAAGGCACAGTAGTAGTATCAAAGAATGGTGCTTGGGTAAAAATAGAATTAGACCCATGAGTATGCAAGATGAATTATTAAAATGTAGGAAGTGGATACAGTCTGCACTAGACAAAGGTGGAGATACGCATGACTTTATAGACATTGTAGATGGTGTACAAAGTGGTCACATGCAACTGTGGAGTGGCGAAAGAGGGTGTGCAATAACAGAGATTTTAGTGTATCCTAATAAGAAAATTTTACATGTCTTTCTTGCAGGTGGAGATAATGGGCATGGAATTGAGCAAATAACGGACATGCACGATAGTGCGGTCACCTTCGCCAAAGAGAATGGTTGCGAAGGAATGACCATAAGTGGCAGAGCAGGTTGGAAGAAGATTCTAGCCACTAGGGGGTGGAAACAGCAATTAGTAACATTAGCAAAGGAGTGGTGATATGAGTGGCGGTGGAAAAGGTGGAAAGGAAGAAACACAAACAGAGATACCAAGTTGGATTCGAGACCCTGCAATAAGAAATCTAAACAGAGCAGAGGCAGTACAACAGTTGCCTTACATGCCCTACTATGGGCCGGAAGTTGCGGCTTTCACACCTGCTCAGAATGCGGCTTTCGATGCAAACATAGGAGCAGGGGAGGCATTTGGACTTCTAGCACCAAACACATTAACAGCAACGAGTGGTATGCCTACTCC